AACCCCATGACAGCGGTTTTTGCCCAGCACCTAAACGGTGTCTTCTATGTCTTTGATGAAATCTTTCTGCAGAATTCCCGAACGGAACTTGTAATTGATGAAATCATAAAACGTTACGGGCACGGGCTGACGATTGTTCCCGATGCGACGGGTGCGGCAAGAAAGACTTCTTCGGCACATTCGGACATTAACCTTTTAAAGAATGCGGGCTTTCGTGTTCTTCATTCGCACAACCCAGCGGTGATTGACCGAACGAATAACTTCAACCGTCTTCTTTCCAGGGGGAAAATTATAATAGACCCGTCTTGCACCCATTTAATTAAAGACTGTCAGCTTGCAAGCTGGAAAGCTAACGGCCAACTGGACAAGACAAGTGACCCATTACTTAATCAGATTGCTGACGCCGCTGGTTACCTTTTTTGGAAAATTTCGCCGATTCGTCGTGACTATGGAAAAGATTTCAAGGTTACTTTTTCCTGACAGTGCCTTGTGTTATAATGGGGGAATGAAAACCAGGAATTGCAAACATTGTGACAGCCTATTTGAATATTACAGCAACAAGAAACGATTTTGTTCTTCCAGTTGTCACGGGAAATTCAATTACACCCTTAAACTGCCCCCCGTTAAGGAATGCGTAATTTGTGGCGATTCATTCAATCCGACTGGAAACCAAAAAACTTGTGAAAATAAGAAATGCAAATATCAAAATCACCACAACCGCTTTTTAAAAAGGAAAGGGATTTTTGAAATAAAGGGAAGTTGTGAAATTTGTGAAGGGCCTTTTCTTTTAGGGGTGCCAACTATGGTGTCGCCCTTTTAGATGAAACTGCATATTACAAGGAAGAAGCTTTTTATACTGCCCTGGGAAGAATTCGGGTTGAACCTGAACTGATTCGTTGCGTGACAACACCGAAGGGGCACAACTTTCTTCACGACTTCTTTATAAAACGCCCACCAGAAAACTGCTTTGTGGTTCAAGCCCCCAGCAATTCAAATGACCTTCTTTCACCTGACTATGTGGAAAGCCTTCGTGCCGCTTACCATGACCAGCTATTTCGCCAGGAAGTTCTTGCGGAATTTGTCGATTTTTCCACAACCCCAGTCTATGCGGAATTTGACGAAGCAAGGAACGTTAGGCCGATTAAGTTCGTTAAGAACGACACCATATTTGTCGGAATGGATTTTAACGTTAACCCCATGACAGCGGTTTTTGCCCAGCACTTGAACGGCCGCTTTTATGTGTTCGATGAAATCTTTCTGCAAAATTCACGCACCGAACTTGTAATTGATGAAATCATTAAACGTTATGGTCACGGGCTGACGATAGTTCCCGATGCGACGGGTGCGGCAAGAAAGACTTCTTCAGCACATTCGGACATTAACCTTTTAAAGAATGCGGGCTTTCGGGTTCTTCATTCCCACAACCCAGCGGTGATTGATAGAACCAACAACGTGAACCGTTTGCTGGCGAATGGAAAAATCATTGTTGACCCTTCATGCACCCACCTGATTAAAGATTTTCAACTTGCTTCGTGGAAAGCAAACGGCCAACTGGACAAAACCAGTGACCCATTATTAAATCAAATAGCTGACGGTTTCGGTTACCTGGCATGGAAATTAGACCCGATTCGACGCAATTACGGGAAGGATTTCAAAATTACTTTTTCATAGGTATAATTAATCATGGCAATTGACTTAAACAATATCGACTTGACTGATAGGGGCCTTATTTCACGAATCATTTCTGAAATTCGTGGAAGTGAAAACACGGACAGGAAAGTTCAAGCCTGGGAAGCCTATCAGATAGCAAGCGGTAACGTGTTGCCTTACGTTCTTCGTGAAGTTCAAGCAAGGTTGCCCCAGTCAGTTAAATCAATGACCCTTTCAGATATTGCCGTCAGTGGAAAGGTAACGAATAAAATTGCCCGTGCCTATAAAGAAGGGCCTATTCGAAAACTTCAAAATGACGAACAGACGAAAAGCCTTAATGAACTTTATGACGACATGGGGGCGAATAGGTCTTTCAACGAATACGACACAATAAGAACGCTTCACCGTTACGCTTTAATGTGGGTTAACCATTACCCCGAAACAGGCCTGGTTCTTCAGGCATTAAACCCATTTGAATGTGACGTTCTAAGGGATAGCGACACGGGAATTCTAAAAATGGTCGTGTTGCAATATCCTGATTCAACGATAACAAACCAGACGCCTGAAAGAATTGATAGGCCTAGAAGTGATTCGGTTAACCAGGCAATTTCAAACTTTCAAGACGACAGTGCGGCGTCAACACGAACCTATGTTTTTTGGACGGCCGACCAGCACGTTATTGTTAGGGCCAAATTTTCAAACAGCGGGAAAGTTAAGGGTGACCCAATTTCCATTGACTACGTTCCCATTGAAAGCAATCCAAACAACATTAACCCGCTGGGAATTTTGCCTTTTGTTTATAGTGACGTTGGGGGAAATCAAACCGACTATCCTATTATTAACCCGATAACTTCACAAACTATAACTTACAACGTTATGAAAAGTGACGTGTTAAGTGCTGCAACGATTCAAGGCTATGGGATAAGAACGCTTTCAGGAACCGCCGAAATTCTGGCAAACACCCAGGTTGTTCACGAAGGTTTAACGACAGCTTCCAAGATTGTCCAACCCGACGAACCTGGTGCCCCTGAAACGAAACTTGAATTCGTTAACCCAGGGCCAGACCTTCAGGGACAAATGGAAGTTTATAATTCCTATTTGCGGGAAGTTCTTTCACAAGCGGGAATTGAAGGCACGACGGGAATGCGGGACAGTCAGGAAAGTTTCAATTCAGGTTTCGAACGTGTCATTGCCAACGCTGACACCCAGGAAATAATTCAAAGTAACCAAAACGACTACGCACAAGTTGAAAAAAACGTGTTCGAAATAATAAAAGTTTGGGAAGACGTCGTTCTAAAAGAAATTAAATTCAGTTCCGATTCTGAACTTGAAATTCACTATCCCAGGCCGCAAGTTCTTATCAGTGACAAGGAAACCTTAGAAAATATCGAAAAGCGTTTAGACCTGGGGTTAATTGATAAGGCCGAAGCTTTAATGTTACTTAACCCGAATCTAACCAGGGAACAGGCCGAAGACAAAGCTGACGAAATAGAAGAAAGGAAAATGGAAAGGGCGGCGGCCTTTGGTTTAACGGCTGGTGTTATCCCTGACGAAGAAGACGAAGAAGAAGGGGACAATAACAATGGCAACGAAATTTGAAGAACTTCAGCAAAAATTAGTCACCCTTGATTTAACTGGCATTCCTGAAGCATCAATTGACGGGGTTAAAACTGACATTGGTGAACTGTTAACGATTGAAATAGGTCGTTCAGTCGCAAAAGGAAGTTCACCCGTAAGGGGTCACGGTTCTTTCGACATTCTAACTAAAAAATATGCAAAAGAAGAAAAGCAAGGGCGAAGGGTTCCGAACCTGAACCTTGAAGGTGATATGCTGCATAGTTTAGGCTGGTCAGACGAAGGGGGGAACAGGCTTTCAGTTGGAATTCAAGACAAGAACGAACGGGACAAAGCGAATGGCCACAACGGAATTGACGGCCGCAAAGCTAACGTTAAACGCCGATTCATTCCCGCCGCTGACGAAAGATTTAAAAGAACTATCGAATCAAAAGTTAACCAGATATTAAACAATGCACGAAGGGCACCAGACCCCCCGTTTCCTTTTGAAATAACTGAAAGGAACCACGACGACACGACTTCAATAACGTTGACGTCATTAAGGGAAAGCGTGATTGAAAGGCTTCTTCGTGGGCGTTAAAACAAAAATCAGATTCGACTTAAAAGAACGGGTTATTAAAATCAGGCGTGACTTCAACCGAACGGCTTGCCTGGTTTATAAGGCCGAAATAATTGACAATATCCTTTCGGGAATTTCCCCAGTCAAGGGACAAAAGCGTTATGCAAAATACACTGAAGGTTATAAAAACGTTATCAGAAAAGGGAAGGTGCGAAGTCGAAAGAAGCGGGTTAGGGGAAAATCAATTTCCCCCGTTAATCTCCAGGCCACGGGCACCCTATTAAAAAGTTTTGTTTGCAAAATCAGGCGTGACCGAATTAGAATTGCATTCACTGACTTCGTTGCTGAATTTCACAACGTCACTGGCCCCAGGGGAAGGAAGGACAAAATTCGTAGAATGCTGCCCACCAAACCAAAGGAACAATTTAATCAGTCAATCACCATTAAAATTCAACGGGAAATCAACAAGATTGTAAGAAGAAGAACAAAGAAGTAATATAAAACTAAGGGGAATTTATGGCCGACCAGGAACCTGGAACCACGACGCCTGAAAAGGACGACGAAACGACCACTGAAGAAGTTACGCTTGAAAGTCTTCAGCTTCAAATGAAGGCACTGTCAGCACAAAACACAAAGTTGGAAACAACAAATGAACGCTTGCTGACCGAATCAAAAAGTAACAAAACAAAATGGCAATTGCTTCGTGATGAACAAGAAACCGCCGAAAACACAAAGCTGTCAGACCAGGAAGACTGGAAGACATTGGTGACTAAGTTAAAGGGTGAAAAGAAGGTTGAAAACGAAAAGTTTCAGGCCCTTAAAGCGAAGACTTTAAGAAAGACACTTGATTTCGAAGTTGCAAGGTGGGCGAAAGACGCTCACAGTGTTGACGACATTATTCATTCGTTACCTTCAACGATGGTTGATATTAACGAAGAAACATTTTCAATTGAAGGGGTTCAGGAAGCTGTCAATTTCCTTCGTGATGAAAAACCTTATTTGTTCAGCAAGTCACAAGTGCCAGGGACAGTTAACAATAGACCGACAACCGAAAAACCGAAGGTCAAAGAACTTTCGGAAATGTCGATTGCCGAAAAGGTCGAATTATTAAAAGCGGGGTTATCACAAACTATCACCCGCTAAAAAAGGGGTTCTAAAATGGCAACAACAACATCAACAACGGCGGCCGCAGTAATTGAAACCGTCGTTTCAAGTTTAATTCAAGAAACGCTTTTGCAAGAAAGTGTAATGATTCCAACTATTTCCAACTTTACAGCAATGATTCGTGACGGCATGGACACTTTGGACATTCCACGTTTCACGGCGTTAACACCTGAAGACGTAACTGAAGGGTCAGCCCTGACGTCACAAACTTCAACCATTGCGGTCGATTCTTTGGTGCTTGACATCAATTCCGCAATTCATTTTGCAATTTCAGATAGGGCCGACGTCCAGGCAAAAGTTAACATGGTTGCACAATTAACCAAAGACGGTGCCAGAAATATGGCGGCACAAATTGACGACAAAATAATTGAACAACTGAACGACGCTTCGGCGGCAACACCTGACCATATTGTGCCTTTTGCAAATGCTGGTTCGGGCGATTCAATTCAACTGGGCGACATTGTTGCAGCAAGAAAACTGCTAAACGATGCCAGGGTTCCAATGTCTGAAAGATTTTTGCTTTTGCCAACTTCGCAAGAAGCTTTCATGCTTCTAATTCCAAATTTTATAGAAGTAGAAAAATATGGAACGGCCGACGCAATTCAAAATGGGGAACTTGGAAGAATTTATGGAATGACCGTAATTCTTTCGACTTCAAGCGAATTGTCGCAAACTTCATTTCTTGAATACCATAGAAGTGCAGTTGGTTATGCGTCACAGATTTCACCAAAATTCGAACAAGATAGAAATATCATAAAGTTAGAAGACGAATTCACCTTGTCACAACTTTATGGAATTGTTCTTCTTGACGAAACTGGCGGGGCTGGAAATGCTGGCGGTGTTAGACAAGTATTAACAAATGAAGTTCCTTAGAAAATAGTTTTTAAGTTACTTTCGGGGGGTGTTTCTTAGGGTTACGCCCCCCTTTTTTTCGCATTTTGCGAAGTGCGAAGGGGTTTTATGCCAGTTAATAGAACGTTGACCACGGTTCTTGTTCCCCTGGTTGCAAGTTCCAGGGAAGAATTAACCAAAGCAATGGCAAGCAACAACCTTGCCCACAATATTAACTTTGCTTATCGAACCCCCCAACTTGAATCAACCGCATGGGTGACCTGGTTCGACTGGGATATTGCGACGACATTACAAATTCAATTAAATGAAGCTAAAATGAAACCAGACAAAACAACCTTTGCTGAAGGCCTGGTTCAGAATCTCAAGAAGACCAGGAAACGAAAGAAGGCTTCAAAACGTGGAACGACAAACCAAGAATAAGATTCTAGGCCTAACCGCCATTTCTTTATTAGTTTTTCTTTTCTTCCTTTGCATGGCCGATTCATTCGGACAAACCGACATATTCGTTAACTTCGACCACGGTGCAAGTGCTGGGGGTGGGGGCGGTGCTGGTTCAGGTGACGTTATAGGTTTCGGCGGTTCAGTTGACGAAAACTTGCCACAATACAGGGGCAGTTCGGGCAAAATCATTGAAGACAGTGGAATTGCTTCAGGCGACGTTGTTCTAGGCCCTGTTAGTTCAGTTGATTCAAACTTTGCATTCTTCGACGGCATTACTGGAAAACTAATTCAAGACCTGGGGTTAACCACGACTGATTTTGTTACGGCACCCACCCCAACGGTTGTTGATAACGTGACAACTTTCAGCACGACGTTAGGACAAATTAAAGATTCTGGCGTTCCGATTTCTGACTTCCTTATTAGATTCACCCCCTCAATTGATGAAAACATTATTATTTTTGACGGGACAAATGGGGACGTGAAAGACAGCCTTCTAAACATTGACCAGCTTGGTGCCTTAATGTCGGCCCCCCTTCCAGCGGCAAGAACCCAGGTTGATATTTTAAAAAACATTATTGAATTCACAGACGTTGACACCCCGCTTGATTCTTCAGGGTTAACACTTACAACGGGCGACACAACCGACCCTTCACAAACACCCATTGACGCACCAAAGGGTTCGTTGTTTTTCATCGAAGGCACCAGTGCCGAAGAAATGCCATTGATGTTGAAAATGGACGACGGTCTTTCAAGTAACTGGCAAGCGGTCAACGCTTCGACTTCCTATGTAACGGGTGACTTTGTTACCAATGGTGAAATTAAAACTTTCGGTGTTACTGATTTCAGGGCAACCGATAACTTCACTTTAACAGGTGATTTTCTTCAGGAACTTGTTGACGGTGACATTGATTTTGTTGGCATTCCTTCATTCACAACTTGTTCTTATATTGGGGGCGAAGTTACTTTTAACGGGGGAACCCCTGACAATATTGACGTCAACGAAGGTGTTGGGGTCATTGTTGAATTCAGCCTTTTCCCTGGTTCAGTTGAAAACTTCGTTGAATGGTCAACAACCAACAACATTATTTTGCCAACAACCAACGGCTTTAACACCGTCTTCATTGATAACACGGGTTTGGTTGACGTTGCGGCGGGAATTCCTGACGGTGAATTTTCCAGGGAAAACATAGTTCTTGCAGTTGTTAACCCAGGCATTGACGAAATCGTTAACAGACAAGGTTCTTGTTTAGACCACGGCAACGACCTTCGTTCAATGACATTGTTTTTAAATTTAATGGTTCGTGATTTCCAATATGCGGGAAATTCAAACCAAACACTTCTTCACGCCGCTGGTCAGCTTTATGCCTATGGGGTCACACCAGACGATAACGAATCAAATATTAATGAAGTCGCAGCGGTTAACCCGATAACTTTTAAAACCATGACGGCCACAACAACTATTTCAAGCGGCACCACAATTGTTGACACCGCTAACTTTGACCCTAACGGTGCGGGAACGCTGAC